AGCGGCGCGGCAGCCTGCCAGGTGTTCGCAGCCCCCGGCACGTCGGACACCATCAACGGGGTGGCCGCCGCAACCGGCATCAGCGTCGCTGCGGCAGGCAAGGCCCAGTTCGTCTCCCCCGGCCTCGGGCTGTGGTTCAGCATCCTGTCGGCCTGACGACTGCCGGGACCGGGTGCCTCCCCACCTGAAGCCAAGGCGTCTCGCCCCCCGAACGTCGGTCCCGAGCAGATCGGGGGGCAACTCCATAGGTGCATGAATGATCGAAACGACGGGAGACTTTATTAATTTCGCACTCAGATCGAGCGGGATCAACGGCGTCGGCCAGACGCCGCTCGCCGAGGACAGCAATACCGGCCTCGATCTGCTGCGGATGGTCATGGCCCAGTGGCAGCAGAAACGCTGGCTCGTCTGGAACGAGGCCGAGATATCGCTGACGGCAACCGGGGCGGATTACTACACGATAGGCCCCGGCGCGGACTTCGACGTGGCCGTGCGGCCGACCAAGATCCACGCCGCATGGTGCCGCCTGATGCCGCTGGCAGGCACGACCCCCGTGGACATCCCCTTGGCCGTCATTGTGGCCAAAGAGGACTGGGCCACCATCAGCATCAAGAACCTGAAATCGCTGCCCAGCGCCGTGTTCCTCAACACCTCCTGGCCGCAGGGGCGTGTCTATTTCTGGCCGGTGCCGCCGGCCGCGCAGCAGATGGAACTGACGCTGGTGCTCAAGGCCGCGCTACCGATCTACACCACGCTGGTGGACCCGCTGGGGCTGCCGCCGGAATACGAGGAGGCGCTGCTCTGGAGCCTCTGCGTGCGGCTGCAAATGGCCTACGGGCTGCCCGCGCGGCCTGACCACGTCGCGGCCATGCGCCAGGCGGTGAACGTCGTCATGACGGCAAATACCCAAATCGGCACCCTCGGCATGCCCGGCATCGGCAGCCGCAGCGGTGATGTCAGCTCGTGGGCCGGGCGCGGGCTGGATCGAGCATGGACCGTGGGCGGCCAGTCGGTGCTGCTATGAGCGGCACCAGCGACCTCGCCTACCCGTTCGAGACCGGCGACACGCTATCAGCCGCCGCCCTCAACGCCGCCCTCGCCATGGGGCAATCGAACCAGATCCGCAGCGGTGCGGGCGTGCCGGACGACGCCACCGGCAAAGACGGCGATATGTGGCTCGATACCGTGGCGGGGAATCTATATCAGCGCACGGCGGGGCATTACGCGATCATTGCCAACCTCAAGGGGCCGGCGGGCAGCGCAGGCGCGGCTGGCGGAACGGGTCCGGCAGGACCGCCCGGCCCCTCCAGCGGCAGCGTCGTCTCGGTGGCCACCACCGGGGCAGGCATCAGCGGCGGGCCTATCACCACCACGGGCACGCTGGCCGTGCAGTGGAACGCGGGCGCGGTCTCGGCGATCGGCACCGGCATCAGCATTGCCGGCGGCACGATCACCAGCACCGCAACCGGCGGCGGGGCACCCAGTGGGGCAGCAGGCGGGGATCTGGCCGGCAGCTACCCCAACCCCACCCTGGCCACGACAGGAGTGTCGGCAGGCGTCTATGGGGATGCCACGCATGTCCCGGTGGTAACCGTCGATGCCAAAGGGCGGCTAACCACGGTCGGCATCGCGACCATCAGCGCAGGAGGCGGCGGCGGCGCCCCGACCGGGCCTGCAGGCGGCGATCTCAGCGGCACATATCCAGACCCAACCGTGGCCAGCATCAATGGCGTGGCCGGGCCGTTCCTGCCCCTGTCTGGAGGCGAACTATCCGGCAGCCTGACCACAAGCGACGGCATATTCCAATCCACAACCGGCGTTGATCTGTTCGTGCAAACCCCCCCGCCAGCCGGGTCTGGGGATTCGGCGTGGATCAACCTCGAAACCGGCACCAGCACATCCGGTGACTCCGGGTATGTTTCTATAGTTTCCGGACGATCGGCCAGCGGCACAACCGGCGGACTCATCCTAAAAAGCGGCCCCGCCGAAACTGGCGGCACTGCCATCACGGGCGATGTCGATGTCGGGACCGGCGACGCCGCCACCATCGGGCCATCCGGCGCAGTCTATATCCACAGTGGCAACGTCGCCGGCGGCAATTCCGGAAATGTTGAGATACGAACTGGGACCGCCAGCGCCTCCCCCAAGAAAACCGGCGACATCAAACTGATCACAGGCACAGGAACCAGCGGCGCCACACGCGGCACGATCACACTCGACGCCGCGGAGCTGGTCCTGCCAAGCCGCTCAGTATCCTATGCCGCGCTCCCGGCAGCCGTGCAGTCCGTGCCGATATCCGTGCCGTTCAGCGGCAAGCCGGCCACGGGCGCCATCGTGAACGTGCCCATGGCAATGGCATTGACCATTCCGGCCGGCCTCGCAGGCACCACGGTGTTCGACAGCACGCAGGCCACGGCTAACGCGGTGTTCACCATCAACAAGATCGCGGGCGGCACGACCACCACGGCGCTGGGCACTGTGACAGTGACCCCCACCAGCAAAACCTCGGCGACGCTGGCAGGCGCGGGCGGATCACTGGCGATCGGCGACGTGCTGCAGATCATCGCGCCCACCCAGGACGCCACCCTGTCGGACATCGGCATCAGCATCCTCGCGGCGAGGGCCTAGGCCGTGGCGGACTGGTATGTCTCGTCAACTGCCCACGCGGCTGTCCCGGTCTACACGATCAGCACCGCCTACACGGTCGGCCAGTTCGTGCGACGGGTCACGCCCACGCTCAAAGCAAATTGGGTCATGCGCTGCACCGTCGCGGGCACCAGCGCGGCGAGCGAGCCGACATGGCCGACGGCTGACAACGGCACGGTCGTCAGCGGTGGCGCCACGTTCACCAACGTGACCGGGCAAGGCGCCTTCGGCTGGACCGCGGCTGCGGGAGATATCCCGACGCTGATCGGCGCCGTCGGCACGTTCCGCTTCCTCGGCGGAGATCGCATGTTCGTATCGTCCGATCACTCGGAAACGCAGACAGCAACCACAACGTATGGAAGCGGAACGGGAACGGCTGGCTACAACTTAGGCCAAGTGCTGTCGGTCAACCGCGCGGGCAGCGTGCCCCCCGTCGCCGCCGATCTGACAGCCGGTGCCACCGTGACCGTCAGCGGCGCCGTGACGCTAAACCTCGATGCGACCTTCCCCGTTTACCATTTCGGAATGAATTACGTTTACACGGGGAGCAATGCGGTTGCTATCGGGTTTGCCGCAACGGGTGCGAAACTGGGGTATTTCGATACCTGCCAACTATATCTTAACACGGCCACCGCAGCGTGCCGCTTTCAGGGGCTGACAACCAGCGCCCAGATCGCTTTGTATAATTCAACGCTTCGGTTTGGCAACGCCGGCCACTCGATCTTCATGACAATCAATACGACTTTACAGATCGACTGGATGAATACTGCGTCGGCAATCCAGGGCACCAGTCCAACCGCCCTGTTCAATGCGCCGAATACCTTGGTTGCATTCGCCACCACCATGCGCGGGGTCGATCTCAGCGCCGTCACCGGCACGCTCATAATCCAGTCAGCAGGCGGCGGGTCGAAATATCTGTTCGACAGCTGCCGCATCGCGCCAGGGGTTGTTCGCTATAATGCCGCCGGCTCTGTCACCACTCGCGATCTGGTCGAGTTGGTGAACTGCTTTGACGGGACTAACGTCATTAGCGAGAGCTACACGCCCGCCGGGGCGGTGACGACCGAGTTCACCATCACGCTGAGCGGAGGTGCTACCGATAATGTCGGCACGTTCAGCCACAAAATGGTCAGCGGCACGAACGTGGACAAATACGCCCAACCGCTCACCGGCTTCTGGCTGGACGTGAACAACACTGCGATCGGCAGCAGCAAGACCGCCACGGTCGAGATCATCAGCAGCGCATCGCTGAACAACGACGAGATATCGCTGGTGCTGGAATACCTCGGCACGGCGTCGTCATCCCTGGCCACCCTGGCCACCAGCCTGCCCGCCACGGTGCTCACCGCAGCATCGGCCGTCACCACCTCCACCGCGACGTGGAACGCCTCGCCCGCAACCCCGGTGAAGCAGAAGCTACAGGTCACATTCACACCCCGCACAGCAGGCCGGGTGCGCGCCCAGGTGCGGCTCGGGAAGGCATCGGCCACGGTATATGTCGACCCCCAGGTGACCATTACATGACGCAGACGCTCAGCGGCGGCCGGGCGGGCGCGGGCTCTGCCGTGGTGCAGGACACCGCAACACCGCTCACCGTCAACGTGGCCGGCGTCGGCGTGGTTAAGACCGGCACATCCGGTGGCGGGGGCACCCAGGCCATCCGCGTCGTGGTGATGGCATGAAAATCGCGCTGACCGGCGGATCATATCTGGCGCATTCGGTGATCGCGTCGGCGCAACGCTGCCTGAACCTGGTGCCCGAACCGATGCCCGAGGGCCAGAAAGAGCCGGGGCCTATGGCGGCCTACCCCACGCCGGGCATTCGCCTGCTGTCCACAATCGGCACCGGACCGATCCGCGCCGTGCGCCAGGCCACCAACGGCGCCTTCTACGTCGTGAGCGGCCATGAGGTGTATTCCGTCAACACCACCACTTGGGCGGGCACCCTGCTGGGCTCCATCACGGTCGGGCTCCACACCCCCGTCAGCATGGCCGACAACACGCTCGACATGCTCATCGTGGACGGCACCGCCAACGGGTGGGCAGTCAACCTGGCAGCCAACACCATGGCCCAGGTCGTGGACCCCAACGGCATGTTCACGGGTGGGGACAGGGTGGATTATCTCGATACGTTCTTCGTGCTGAATAAGCCGGGAACGCCCCAGTTTTATATCAGCGGCAGCCTGGAAGTGACCTTTGACCCGTTGGATTTCGCCAACAAGAGCAGCTACGCGGATCTGCTGAAAACCATCATCGTCTGCAAGCGCGAAGTGTGGCTGATCGGCGAGGTCACCACCGAGGTGTGGTATAACGCGGGCGCAACGGATATTGCCGCCGGCAGCTTCCCGTTCGCCGAGGTGCAATCGGTCTTCGTGGATCACGGCATCTCGGCAAAGTATTCAGTCGCCAACTACGACAACGGCGTTTTTTGGTTGACGCGCGATCGGCAGGGCCAAGGCTTTGTCGTGATGGGCGCCGGGTATCAAACCAAGCGCATCAGCACCTACGCCATCGAGGCCGAGATCGCCGGCTATCCCCGCATCGATGATGCCATCGGGTTCTGCTATCAGCTATCCGGGCATACGTTCTACGTGCTGACGTTCCCGCACGCCGATCGCACCTGGGTTCACGACATCACCACCGGGCTGTGGCACGAATGGGCCTGGATCGACACGAACGGCGACGAGCACCGGCACCGGGCGAATTGCTGCTGGCCGGTCGATGGCAAGACGCTGGTTGTCGGCGACTGGCAGAACGGCAATCTGTATGCGCTCGATCAGAAGGTGTTCACCGACAACGGCCAGCCGATCAAACGCGCCCGCAGCTTTCCGCACATCCTCAACGACGGCAAAAGGGTCTTCTACAGGCAGTTCATTGCCGATCTCGACACCGGCAATACGCAGCAGGCCGACATCACGACGAGCATCGAGAAGATCGTTACGTGGTTGCCAAACATCGCGCAGATGACCGGCGTCTCGGTAGGAACGGGGCAGCCGCCCTTCGGTGGCACTTTCATCGACTGGGAACGCGGCTTCGTCTTCATGATCGGCCAGACCGGCTATCAGAAATACACGACGGCACTGGAGACGCAGGCGGCGCTGGTGACGGTAGCGACGGCGGGCACCCGTTTCGTTTACGCCGCCGCCGTGGACCCGTTGAGCGGGTGCCTGATCATCCAGACCGAACCGGGCAACACCGCCGGCGTGCCGATCTCCAAGCTAGATCCCAACACCTTCGCCGTGCTCGACACGTTTGGCATTTCTACCAGCACCCCTTCCTATCCGACAGCCGTCGCGGTGGGTCAGGACATCGCCTTGGTGGTGTGCAACGGCGTCACGTTCGGGTTTCTGAAATACACCACCTTCTCCGGGGTAGTCTCCGGATTCCGCGTCGATACCATGGAGCATTGCGGGTTTTCCCAGGCCATCGTGTCAGGCAGCACCAACAATCGCGGGTGCGTCGCCGCCGGGAAGTCTGGCGGCGCTACCGCCTCGGTGTTCGTGTCATGGGATAGCACCACGACCATCCAGCCGACTGTTCCGCTCTACCGCATCGACATCGCCGCCAGCGCCACCGCCTACAATCCGGCGACATGGCCCACCCCTAATCCCGGCATCACATGGACGACCGTGGGGACGGTAAACGTCTCGGCGGTCGATCCGTCATGGACGGGGTTCACCGTCTATTCGCTGGGGTATGACTTGGCCGATGGCAACGTGCTGCTGCTGGCGGGCACGCAGAACGGCACACAGGGCAACCGTCTCCTGAAGCTCAACGCCCAAACCGCTGCCGTGATGTGGAACATCGCAATCGACACGGTGCTCGTGGACCTGGGCGGATCGCGGATAAACGGCAGCCTGTGGATGTTCCGCAACGTCGGGGCTACGGCAGGGCCGACCAGTTCATACCGCATCAACACGATCGACGGCACGATGGTGACTCAGACCATCAGCGGCGTGTTCGCCGGCGCCAACGAGAAATCGCAGCAGAGCGACAGCGACAATTCGGTCATGTTCTTCGGCGGCACATTCAACGCCGGGGGCAACAACCCGATTCCCGTCGCTGGCACGTCCCCGTTCATCAATGGCTGGGCTTTCATGGGCGGGCAGACCATCCGCACCATCACATCAGGCACGTCGGTGCTGTCCCACCTGATCTCGCTCTCTTGGTCGGACGATAGAGGACACTCTTACGGCAACCCGGTGTCGCAGAACATCGGCGAGATCGGCGAATACCGCACCAGCCTGCAATGGCAGCGGCTCGCCTATGCGCGGGACCGGGTGTTCCTGCTGGAATGGGCAACGCCTATGCCGACCGCGCTGCAAGGCGCCTGGATCGACGTTACCCCGGCACAGAGCTAGGACGCACCGTGAGCATCGATCCCATCGTCCTGCCGATTAACCAGTTCAGCGATGCTGACGGGCACCCATACGCTGGCGGCTCGATCGCGACCTACGTGCCAGGCACCAGCACGCCCAAGACGACGTGGCTCGATCCGGACCAGACCGCCGCCAATACCAACCCGGTGATCCTCGACGCCGCCGGCCGGGCGACGATGTATGGCGACGGCGAATACCGGCTCATATTGAGAGACGCCGCCGGCAATGAAGTTTGGGACATCGTTGCCACCACCATCATATCGGCCGCCATGGCCCCGGTGGTCGCGGCTCCGACGATCGCCGACGCGGTCGTGCTGCTGGGCTTGGACGACGTGGTATCCGGCTCCGACCTATCCGCCGCCATCACCGCCGAGCAGAACGCGCGGATGGCAGCCGACACGGCCGAGACGAATGCCCGCACGGCAGCGGACAATACGCTGGGGGCCGGGCTTACCAGCGAGGCGAATACGCGGCTGGCGCAGGACAACAACCTGCAAGCGCAGATCGACGCGCTATCCGGCGGCGGGGGCGGCGGGCCTGTCGCCAGCTTCAAGAGCGGCACGGCCACCATCCCGCTCGGCACCCCATCGGGCCAGATCTATGTGACATTTCCCGCCGCGTTCCCGGCCACCGCTACCGCCATGGTCTGCACCTGCGCGGATATCGCCTGGACCGGCGCCAGGCCGGCGTATCCGACGTTCATCGTGCTGAACCTCTCCACGGTCGGCGCCAATGTCTACGCCGCGCCATTCGATGCCGGGACCGGGCTGGAACTGCCCGTGACGTTCTACTGGATCGCAACGGGAACCTGATATGGCCGCACCGATCATCATTCCCGAGGTTCAGTTCCTCGACGCGGACGGGCACCCGTATGCCGGCGGGTCACTCACAGCATATATCCCCGGCACCTCGACGCCTAAGACGACGTGGCTCGATCCGGATGGCACCGCTGCGAACACTCAGCCGGTAATCCTCGACGCGGCCGGGCGGT